GTGTTAATCTTATTTTCAACTCCGTAATTAAGTGCTAATGTAACGGCATTAATATCGTGGTATGGAATGTGTAAATCAGAAATCAAAAGAATGTTGTTACAGGCAATCGGTAGCTTATACGGCTTGCGTTCTTCCTGATACGATTCCGGTAACTTATACGGGTTTTTCGGTCTGTCATTCGGCATATAATATTTGGTTTTGATTGCTTTTTCCGGACTCTGATTCTTTCCCTCAATCCTTCGCAGGATGCTGCGTGCTGCTTCCACGTGCTTGAATGATAGCTTATTTTCATTATACATTATACGTGCAAGTTTGAGCGATGGCATTTGCATACCGTACTTATCCCTGTATGAACGTGCTATATCTGATAATGTCATAAACTTGCTTCCACAATCATTTGTGCGATTGAAGTTTTGTAAGTTACCCCGGCCTTTACAACGAACCCCTGCAATATCCAAACGCCTGGAACATCTATATCGCCAACCGTTGTGGTGTAGGTTATCTCATGGTTAGCTATAATAGTTGCTCCCCATGAACCTGTTTCCCCATTGGGTTTTTTGTAGTAAATGTCGGCAGAAGTAGGGTTGTGTAAATTAACCCCTTGCTCTGTTAGTTTTATCGTTACGTTAGTTCCGTTGTAGATCATGATTCAAATATTGAGGTTATAGTTACGTTATAATCATTTGATTTCTGTATTGTTACCGTTGTGCTTTGTTCGTTATCAATAGTAACGGTACTATTCTGCTGACTTACAATATTTACCTGTGTAGTTTGCGCTGATTGAATTGTTACGTTTGAGTTGAACTGATACAAAGGTACAATGAGATTCGCATCAAAACCTGTGAGTATAAATATACCACGTTCGGCGGTGAGTACGGCATCCCCTTCTTTCTGCAATGTGGCATCGTTGCCTGTGAGTAGATAAGTGCCTTTGTCCGCTACGAGTGTGCGAAGTATATCTATTGTGGCTGCGTTGCCTATAAGCGTAAATGTTCCCCTATCGGCTGCAATAGCACGTGAAGCTATAACCCCGGCATCGTTTCCGGTAAGTACAAATGTACCTCTATCGGCTGCGACTGATTTGACTACTTGGAAGTTGGCATCGAACCCTGTGAGTACATACGTTGATTGATCGGCTGCGATTCTACGTGCTGCGGTTGTGCCTGCATCGTTTCCGGTCAGCGTGTAGGTAGCCGTATCGGCTACAACGGTTTTGCCCAGTTGAAAGTTAGCATCACCACCGGATAGGGTGAAGGCTGCTACCGTTGCAGCTATCTGAAATGCACTTCTTAAATCTATTACGTTACCCGTTAGGGTGTATTCACCCCTATCCGCAACAATGGTATTGCCTGTTGCTCCAGTATTACGTAATAGCGTTAAAAGCATCCTTTGCCTCGGTTAATTCAGTTGTTAATTGTATGGCTGCCTTCAAGTCTCCCCTCTGCTTTGCGGCAGAAATCAGCATCTCAAGTTGATTGATTTGCCGTGATAGTATTTCTTTAGTTTCTGCCTGTGTCATATTATTGAATTGCCATTTGTCTGAACATTAGAGTTGATGTGTTCATCAACATATACACATAGATTATAACCGTTGCCCCATCTTGATATTCAACATCAAAAGCCGTATCCCCAACGATGGCAGCGCCTTGCACTACAGGCATAGTATTCCATCCATCCATCGCATTACCTGCTATATGGTATTTGAACCACCTGTTTGTGGCATCCTTTTGTATGTAAATGTTATCTGCGTAGTACGCATACTTTGTACCCGTTGTGAATGTTTCGGTCAAAGGTGCATACGTTACACCCGATACCCATGTGTTAGCGGCTATGTCGTAGTAATCAAGTACGGCACCTGCACTACCTCTGAATGAGTAGATTCTACGCCCGTTGATAATAGCTGATTCGTTTGTCCATGTGCTATTAGTAACACCATAAATCCAATGCCCTGACATCCCCGCTCCGGGTGCTGCTGCCCTTGCTGCACCGGGGGATAAGGTACTCCAGGTGTTGGCACCTATATCGTATCGGTACATGGTAACTGCACCATTACCCATGTAGTACAGGAAGTTATCATTCCCGCTAATTTGATACACCGAAGTTGCATCCGGTGTTGTAGTCCACGTTGCAACGGTGAGCGTGTCGGTTGTGTTTGCCGTAATCGTACGAAGTTGCCCTGCCCCTGTTCCGCTTACAATTCTAACCTGTGAGTTAATCCATTGAGATGCAGTCCATGTCTTACCGGTATTTACCAAAGTGGTTGCCGTTGCGGATGTTGCCGTACCGGAAGCTAATGCCACATAATCCTGGTCATACCAAGAAGGTGTTGCTATCAGTTTGCCATCCGTGGCAAGTGATGCAGCCAATCCGGTTTGAGATAGGGTAGTCCATGTATTTGTTGCGTAGTCATATTTACGGAAAGAACCTGCTGCCAAAGTACCTGCACCCAGTACATACCATACCGGAGTGCATAAACGATAAACCGTAGAAGCAGAGAAAGCCGATGCCTGTGTTGCTACGGTAATAATTGCGTTAGTTCCAATAGTGTTAGAAACGATTTGCAGCGTAACTCCTGCGTTAGGCCCGGATAAGATGTGTATTGAATACCCTGCAAGTGAGCGGGCGATAGTTTGGTTGGTTGTAATTGTAGAGGTAGTACCTGCCGTTGCAGTCAGCGATGAGCCAATAGTTGTACCTGTACTCCATGCCCCTGCGGTAGCGGATGCCCCGGCTGATACCGACCCGGCTAATGCTGGCGAAGGAAGTTGCACCCATCCATCTTCATTAGGGTTATAAAGCCAGGCAGTAGTTGCACCGTTGACATATAACTGATTCTGCTTAAAGTGCCGGGAAGATGCAATGAATGCACCTGCTGCTGATGCCGAAGGTGCAGGGGTTACTTGCTCCCATCTCTTCAAATCTAATATCTGTCTATTTCCGTTAGTTGTAGGCATTATGTTACGTTTATATTTCTTCTTAAATTATCGGCAGTCATTCTCTCAAATGATTGAACCTGTGAGTTAGCAGCCACACCGCCAATGGTGGCAAGGTTGGTTATGTTCCAGGTACCTGATTGGTTGGCAGATACCGTACCGGATACAGGCGAAGTAACCCCCGATGGGTCAACAAGCATACGCCCTGTGAGCGGGTTAACCTGCGCAAGTCCAATAGTACGGGTTAAAGCGTGTATAGCCATCCGCATCGCTTCGATAGCCTGCATTAACTCCTGTGTGGCAGTTACGGGCAGAGGGGTAGTTTCGTTTACATCCTGTGCAACTCCATCAACACCCCACACAGGCTTCACCCTTTGAAACAGGATACCCCCTATATCATCTGCTGCGATTGTTGCACCGCTCCCCGGTGTATATCCTACGTTATCTGCCATTATTGTATTGTTAATAGTCCATTCGTGCCATCAAAGTCAACTGCCAAAGATTCACCGCTATTCAAGGTTAGTGAAGTACCGTAATCATACCAACCAATCAAAGGCCCGCCCGCAGCCGTAGAGTTGTAAACTACTAAGTATCTGAATGGCCCGGTACTACCACCTGTGGATGTCAGAGTAATGTCATTCACTACCAACTTGTAAAGCCCGGCAGTCTGCGAAGATGCAGAAGTAGTGAGGTTACGGGTAGAAAGGTTGGTGTATGTAATTTGCGTAATGTCTGCAAGCACACTATTTGCCGATGTGGGTAAGGTATTAGTTAGTGCAAGAGTAAGTTGGTCTGAACCCAAATTGTGTACCTTTTCAGCAACTGCCTCTACGAACGGGTTGAATTTATTAAATACTGCCATGATTTATAATTGTAGTGTAAAATTACATCAATTCCTTAAGCAAAATTGCCGCCCCGACTTGCTTGCTCACGGCTTCGGGATTGTACTTTCCATCCGCTACAAATTTGCCTTTGTCGTAATGATCGCTATAACTCCATAGGTAAGGAGTAGCAACCGACCGCTTACGATACCCGAATCCGTTATTTGCTTCAAATCTATACAACATATCTTGCACCCCCCAATCTTGCCATTTGTGCCAATTCTTTAACCTAAACCAATCTTCTGCTGATTCCTCCCATGTGTATGACTTACCAAATTGTGGCGGTAGTAATGGCCGGCCTGCAGGTACTTGCCATGTACGGGCGGTTAATGGATCGCCATTGTGGATATGCTTTGAGAAATTGCAACTGCCTTCGAGGTAGTGAACTATCCCCAGAGCGTACCACGGGCATTTGAGATTGAGTTTTGCAGTAACGGAAAGGTAACGCTGCTTGCCTTTAGTAATTAGTGCAACGGCTTTTGCTATTTCGGCTGCTTTATCCTCATCCACTTGCATGGAATCAAACATAGCCTTATACTCAATTAAAGAAACGATAGGTTTTACGGATGCCATAGATTATAATTATTACAATACCTCCGATTATAATTCCGATAAAAGGTACGCGATTAGATTTCTTACTGCTTGTTGATTCTACCTTGCTAAGTGCAACCGTATTACTCACGCTACCCGCTACACTATCCTTTGTAATACCTACCTGCGATTCGGTGCGTTGCTGCTTTACGTTTTCGTATATTATCCGTTGGCGTAATACAGGCACATCTTTATACACGGTATCGTATAGTTCAATAGTCTTTGTATTAAATTCCTGTAGTTCGGTTACGATGCGTGAGGTATCCACTACCTTAACGTGTACCGTATCACGTAGGTATATTGTTGTAGTTTGCTCCTGCGTAGTGGTTTGCGATTTCTTTACACTATTGCATGATGTCATAATCAGCACGAATAGCAAAACCATTGCAAGTACCCACCACTTTACCCAACTGTCCGAATTATTCGGGCTTTTCATCGATAGCTGCATATTGTTCGCCGTTTGCAAGTATTGCGGAAAATACCTCTAATAATGTAGGAAGGAAAGCTATTACCGTTGCCACGCTTGCCATTTGGTGGTCAGTTAGTTTAAATATCTGAAATACCGCCAACACGGTGGGGCCGGATAACAACCCGATAACCCTTTTGGATTTGCGGTACCATTTCGGGGCGGGGTAGTTTACGTTAGTCAGTCCTATGCTTGTCTTTGCCATGTTTAAACTTTTGTATGTTTACAATAATAGTAACGATTGCCGATAGTATTGTGCAGTAGGTAGCCACCTGCGAGGCGGTAACGTGTGCTAACATCCATAAACCCATTGTGAATAGTAACCCCTTTACCGATGTGCTATCTACGTGCTGCTCCATTATTTCTTTTTTTGAACTTTATACAATGAGATGATATAATTATCTATAAGTTTTGCATAGTTACCCCATTGTTCTAAAATAGAAGGCGGTATTGGTATGTTTGCATCCATTACTTTACGGCCTTTCTTGTCATAGGCTACCACGTATGCCGTACATCCGGCATCACTATCTCCTGTGAGTCCGAATATACTCCACGTTATTTGCGAAGTGGTATCTTTTGTAAACTTGTTGGACTCAACATCTTTAATTTGTATTGAGTGTGGAATAGTATCCGTTTGCGTTTGCACTTGCACGGGTGCGGTTGTAGTTAGTGCGATTGAAAGGGCGATTGCTGTTATCATATTACAAAGGTATTAGAATTTAGAGATAATTTTCCAGTTGGTGCCATCTGACATTATTTGAATAGTTCCATATTGTACGGATATTGCGTAGGTAGCAGCCCCATCAATAGTTTCGGATGCGTTACCATCAACGGTTATCGTACCTGCTCCGCTATTCTTAATGATTAGTATTCTACCTGTGCGACCCGATGATGCAGGAAGCGTAACGGTGAAAGTACCGGAAGTACAATCAATAACGTAGTCATCATTGGTGGCGGTGTATGCGCCTGTTTTGGTAACGTAGGCTTGTTTCATTCCGATACCGGAGATTGAGCCGTTGACTTGTAATCTATCAACCGTGTTATCGGTAGTGGTTGCTACAAGCAATCTACCCCCATTGCCTTGAAATACCATATTATAAGGCTGCGATGTTCCCCAATCAAATGTTGAAAATTCTGCATAACTACCACCTATAATATCAAAATAGAATCCTTTATTTGAACTTACAACTCCTGCTCTGCCTGCTGACATAAAATTCCAGTCTGTTGGAATTGAGCCTCCAATAGAGTAACCTCCTAATACAGTTAAATTAGCAGTTTGTGTTGTTGTCCTTATGGCTAATTTGTTTGATATTGTTGCGTTATTCGTAACCGATAAATTTTGAGCCGTTGCAAGTGTGCTTACATTCATGCTTCCATTCACCTGTAATTTATCTACTCCGTTATCGGTGGTGGTATTTATCAGTACCGCCCCGCCCGATGCAATATCCATAGCCCTTGTTGCAGCAGCAGTACCCACATTCCACGTATGCCCTAATGCGTAATAAGATTGAGCCATGTAGGCTAAAGTGTTACGATTGTATGCCTGTAATAATACTCCACTTGATACTCCTCCTGTTGGGGCTACCTCGAATCCCGATAGCCCTGCATTACTTACAACAAATTTATTCGAGGCGTTTGTTGTACCTACTCCAATATTGCCTGAAGCGTTAATAGTCATAGCCACCGCAGAAGCCGAATCCACAATGGATGAGTTACCGAGTGTTGTGCTTGCGGTAAACTTAGGCACCCTGTTCGTAGTACCACTCCCCCCAATGGTACCACCTCCCCCTGCACCAACCTTCACCCATGTACGTTTATACTTAATGTAAAGCGAACTATCAGCCGGCCTTATCAATATCTGCGAACTATCAGCACTCACCCCGGCAGCCGTATCCTTAGTGGGAATACCCAACCCATTAACGTAACGTACCTTAGAACCCGTTTGCTGCCATTGAGCGGATGCTGATAGGCTGCATAAAGTAAGGGTAATTAATAATAATCTTTGTAACATAGTATAGGTTTATTGTACTAAAATAATAATTTTCTCACCCGTAAAGAATGGCACTCCGGCATCTACTTCGAGCGTACCACTTGAGATAGTCCACTTCGCCCCCGTACCCGGTACTCCCGAATAAACAATCGTTTCAAACGATGTACCGCCACGGCTACCATAAAGCATAGTCTTTCCCGCCCCGCCCGGTATAACGATAGAAGTTTCCCCGCCCCCGGCAGTATATTGCAGCACTTGTGTAGTTGTACCGCTAATAACCACCCCTGTAGGCGTTATGGTTGTGCCTGCTAATGAATACGCCCCAGTACCTTGATAGTTTACCTGGTAGGTACTTATATCCTTATTATTGCCCTGTAATGAGATTGATTGTAACCATACTAAGCCCGATACAATAACCAACCCTCCGGCAGTACCGTTATCAATAACAAACTTAAACGATACTATCTCCCTGGCAAGTTGGGAA